ATGTCAAGGATGAAGCAAGCCTTAGAGAATATGGCAAGCAGTATTTCAGAACAACCTTGTGCGATATGCTTGAAGATAGCATTGAGATTGATGTTGTTGGTAGAAGTGATGTTCCAGTACAGATGTTTGATGTGGTAGGTGTCTACCACGAATACTATGACTTGGATGTGCGAAAGAAAATCACAAAATATAACTATTCTCCGATGGCTAAAAAACTTAAATCTATTGGTTTCGGTCAGTTCCAATCAGGTCTAGCGAGCGCAATCGGTAATGTAGTTAGTGATGCCTTTAAAAGCGAAAACCAGCATTTTCAAAGTAATTTTGAAAGACAACTAGCAAGAGAACTTAAAAATGCTAACCTTGCTTTTGACCGAAAAAAAGAAGAATTAACGAATCAATTCACAGATGAAGTGAATGCCATCAAAGCTAAAAACGAAGAAGACAAGCGTGCTTTGTCTGATGAAATCAATCAAAAGTTTCACGACTTCAGCCCAGAAGGATTTGAAGAAGCTAAAGCAAAAGCAGAAGAAGCTTTGAAACAAGCTAAAGCGGGCTTTAATTTAGCAGACGAAGCGAAGTATATTGCAGACCAAAATTCAATCACATTCGCTTCAATGGCTAATAGAGTGAACAAGCAAGATAGTGCTATCAAAGATAATGCCTTGAAATTTGCTGAATACAAACAATCAGTTAGTGAACGTATAGCAAATCTTTCTAGTCGAATGGCTGACAAGGTCAATCAAGTAGAATTTCAACGTGTCAAAGAAACGGCTCAACTTTATGAGCGTATTTTGGGAAGTTCAGAGAGTGATATTTCTAGAAATGCTTCACGTTTAGTTATGAGCGATCAAGTCTTCCAAACCGAAGTCGGTAAGTACGTTACAGACGATAACAACTTGATTGTCAATTCAATGACAATGAATAAGCATACTTTGACTGGAAACAACAATCCCAACGTAGAAATATCTGTTAACGATGGCATTTTTACGATAAAGGCACAAAATCTTACAGGTTATAACTGGTCTGGTTTCTCTTTGCCTATTTACGTTAAAAAAGTCTATCACGGTGAGACTTACACACTTGGATTTAAGTATCGCATTAGAGAATATCCTGATGTTTCTTTCGCTTTCAATGTCAAGAATCATGGTCTGAATAAAACTTTGACATGGGCGAATATTGGTGAGAATAGACCGCCTTTAGATGAATGGCAGGAATTTCAAAAGACTTTCACTATGCAGGAAGATTTTGCTTTCGGTAAAGATTATAACTATCCATTTTATATCTTTTTAGCTAAGAATGGCTGGGTAGAGTTCAAAGAGCCAATCTTGGTTCGTGGTTCAAGGACTGGACCATACAAGCCAAGTCAATTTGATGATGCTTACAAGACCACAGATGAAGCTAAAGGACTTGCTACGGATGCACAAACAAGAGCGATACAGATTGCTCAAGGTTTGGAAGCAACACGTACACAAGTAACGCAGCTTGCGGGTTCATACGCTATTCAAAATTTGAACAGTGCAGGCGACATAATCAACGGTATAAATTTTGCCGCTAATGGGAATAACCGTATTATTGGTAAGGCTACTCATATCACAGGTGACACTTTGATCGACAATGCGGTCATCAAGTCGGCTATGATTGATAAACTGAAGACAGCTAATTTTGAAGCTGGTTCAGTGACTACCAACATTTTAGGAGCTGAAGCAGTAACCGCTGAGAAGGTTAAGTTTGATGCCGCATTCATTCAGAGGTTAGTTTCACAACAGGCTTTTATTGATGAATTGTTTGCGAAACAAGCGACGATTACTCAGATTCAATCCATTGATTTTACAGCAAATCATATCAAGGGCGGGGTGCTATCGGGATTGAGCGGGAACTCAATCTTTGATTTAGATGCTGGACAAATACGAATGCAGAGTAGCCCTACAAGTTGGAAGACAACATGGGATCCGAACGGTATAGCTTTCAGAGGTTCTAATAATGACATTTGGGGCGCTATGGGTGGTGACTCTGGTGGCGGTGTAGGTATCTACATGCGTTACGACCATGCATTTAACCTAGTTGTAAACCATTCTGATAGTGGTAGATATTTTGGATACACAGCATTAAGGGTGAAATATGGTGAAGGTACAACGTTACAATTTTCACCTGGTGGTCCGAGCTACAATTTATTAACATTATTTAATGATATATACCGAAATATCAAATTACTACATGACAATAAAAAAACAGAAAAATTCTATACAACTACAATGTATGGACCATTAAAATAAAACGAGGTAAAGAATGAACATACAAGAAAAGGTTATCAACAATTTAGGTATTCAATTAGCTAATAAAACTATTGCAGAGTCTTTCAGCCTTGCTGAACGTGACGAAGCACAGGAACAATTTAAGCAAGTTCACGAACAACTTGAAAAAATCAACAAAGTCTTGCAGTCAAATGAAGAGCTGAAGGCTCTTTTCGACAAAGTAGCAGAAGAATTAGATAAACCACAGGAGGAACAATAATATATGACTTTTAAAGTAGTAAACAAATATTTGCAAGAAAACAACAGAACATTCGTAGCAATTCGGCAAGATGCACCGTACACAGCATTTGACCGTGTTCTAATTGGCAATCACATGAATGAGTCAGATGAAGATTTGATTAAGGCAGTAATCGCTCAAGTAACGACTGAATTTAATCCAGCTGAAGGAGTTAAAAAACTTCAAGAAGATTTGCATACTCAGGCGCAAGAATATGAAGTCAAGCTCGCTGAGAAAGATGTAAAAATCGCAGAAGTTAAGGCAGTAGCAGATTGGGCGGTATTGGCTCGTGTAACTGATACAGATAACCCGCTAGATCCGACATTATTCAAACGTGGACTTGAATTGGTTGACCTTGGACAAACTGGGAAGACTTACCAACCACAAGAAATTTTTGCGCTTGAAAATCCTGAACATGTCGAGAAATTCCAAGAAGGGAAACGTGTCATGATTCAAGTCAACGAGCCTTTCACTTACCAAGGACAGACATTGGAGCAGTTGGAAGAATTATATCAAAATGGTAAGCTAGGGATCTGGAAGTGGACAGAACCAAAAACAGAGAAACCATCTAGCGAGTTAGACACACAACCCGTTCAATAGACCACTATTTTAGAAAAGGGGTGGTAAAATTGGACCTATTGACACTAGTTGACAAATTGACGCCCGTTTTAGTCGTTATCATTCCAAGTTATTTTTCATTCAAGAGTACAAAAACTTCTAAAGAAGCTGACAAACGTCTTGAGGGTCTATCTAATAAGATAGATACCCTCGAGAAGTCAGTTTCAAGCGTGGAAGAGATTGGGAAAGATAACCAACGAAACTTAACGATTATCGGGAAAGGATTACAACGGTTGCAACGTTTTCGATTGCAAGAAAATTTAAAAAAAGCAATACGCCGTGGACGGACAAGTCAGCATGAAATCGAAGAACTATCACGACTTTATGAAAGCTACGTCGAATTGGGTGGAAACGGTGCTATAAAAATATTGTTTGAGAAATTTCTCAAACTAGAAATCAAAGAGGAGAATGATGATGAATAAAATTAACTGGAAACTACGTTTGCAAAACAAAGTAACTCTTATCGCTCTTTTAGGGGCAGTATTCCTTATGTCTCAACAATTCGGATTTGAAATTCCACAAAATATTCAGAACGGCGTGAATACGTTTGTTTATATCCTTGTTTTGCTGGGAGTGGTTACTGATCCAACGACTGCTGGCATCACAGATAGCGACAGAGCGCTTGAATATCACGAACCAAGCGAAGATTAATCAATCAGAGAACCCTTTTGGGGTTCTCTTTCTTTTTGAAGAAAGGAGGTAGCACTTGAAAAAGGTTATTGAGAGAAAATTAACCATTTCACCAAACAATCGAGATGTAGACAGGCTTTATCAAGAATTTTATAGCAAAGATAAAGGCATTGCTGAGTTTAAATTCACGCTTGATAACTTGACCGCTACTAAAGTTATCTGCTTATTCTATTTCAAAACCACCAAGCGATATCAGGAAGTAGATGCAGCAATCGAAGATAACTCGTTTACGGTTAAATTCGACACATCGCTAATCACTACAGATGAATCTGTCATTGGCTATATCTACTTCGAGAAAGTAGAGCAGTCAGCAGATGTGTATAGCTTTATGTTTAATGTCCATGTGAGCGAAATTGATAAGGCAGCTAAAACACCAATCATTGAACGTGAAGCTGGTCGAATTGTTAACGTCAATGACATTGTTACCAAGCAAGAGTTGGATGCGCTTTTTGAAAAAATTAAAGCACAAGGCGGCACGTATGACGATAGTGATATTCGTGCTAAAATAAGCAATATTTCAGTCGATATTGAAGGCTTAAAGACCAAGCCTGACAATGACACCATCTATAATGACAAACCCCTTGTAGAGCGTGTAGTGGCTTTAGAGAACAAGCCTAATATTGATACAAGTCAGTTTGCAACTAGGCAAGAATTACAGAATGTTGCTTTATCTCAAGGTCCAAAGGGCGACAAGGGAGAAACTGGCGAACGTGGACCGATAGGCCCCGCTGGTCCTAAAGGAGATGCTGGTGAGCGTGGACCTCAAGGCGAAACTGGGCAAAGAGGAGCGGACGGTTTACAAGGGCCTCAAGGATTGCAAGGTATTCAAGGGGAACGTGGGCGAGATGGAGAGCCAGGACCTCGTGGAGAACGAGGGGAACAAGGCCCTGCTGGCTTACCTGGACCAGTTGGACCTCAAGGACCTATTGGACTTACAGGACCTAAAGGTGAAAACGGTCGTGACGGTGTTGGTATCCCTCAAAGAATCAGTATCAACGGGAACATCGTAACCCTATCAGATGGTGGCGGGAGTATTATCTTACCAGCAAGTGCAAATGCAAGTGGACAAGTCAACCAGTACGAAATTCACGGCACGGGTATGCCAAACGGGAAAGTAGTTGCACCAGTCGGTACGACATACGTTGATACGGCTGTTACAAATGGCGCTCTGAAATGGATAAAAAGACGAGGGACAGACAATCAAGGCTGGGAAGTCTTGACGGGTGATACTGGCTGGCGAACGCTAAACATTGTTTCTAAATTAGGGAACTCGTTTTTAAAAGTAAGGCGCAAAAATGATACAGTCATGTATCAATTCGGAGGTCTTTCTTGGGGCTGGTTCGGTGTTGTCCGTAGAAATGGTGTCGGATACAGTCCACAAGGGAGCGACAAAGAACGAAATTGCTACATTCTAGGGCTAGGTGGTGTTCCTGTCGGATTTCGTTCAGAATCTAGCCTTATTGGTGGGATTTACAACGACAAGGGTACGCCTTACGGGACTTGGTACTTAGGTGGTTATGGAGACAGTAATATGTTGAGATTTCAGTTTACTGATCCTGTTCCTACTGACCGAGATATCGGGGATATTCGGGTAAGTTCTATCTCGTACTTAACAAGTGAGCCTTGGCCTACTACATTGCCATAAATGAAAGGGAAAATAAATGACAATCAATATTGAAAATGCTATTGCTTGGATGCGTGAACGTGAAGGACAAGTCTATTACAGTATGGAATACCGTGACGGTCCTGATAGCTATGACTGTTCAAGTTCAGTCTATTATGCTTTAAGAAGTGCTGGCGCTTCATCTGCTGGTTGGGCAGTAAATACAGAGTACGAGCACGACTGGCTTATTAAAAATGGTTATGAACTGATTGCTGAAAATACAGAATGTGTTGCTCAGCGTGGAGATATCTTCATCTGGGGCAAGCGTGGAGCGAGTGCTGGAGCGTTCGGACATACTGGTATGTTCGTTGATAGCAATAATATCATTCATTGTAATTATGCCTATAATGGTATCTCAATCAACAATCATGACGAGCGTTGGTTATATGCTGGGCAACCATACTTTTATATCTACCGCTTGACCAACCCAGATGCTCAACCCGAAGAACCTAAAAAAGGCTGGCAAAAGGATGATCAAGGGCACTGGTACGCTCGAGCGAATGGTACGTATCCGAAAAGTGAATTTGAGTACATTGAAGAAAACAAATCATGGTTCTATTTTGATGAGTCGGGTTATGCTTATACTGACAAATGGTTACATCACACAGATGGCCAATGGTACTGGTTTGACAAAGACGGATACATGGCCACATCCTGGAAGAAAATAAATGAAAAATGGTACTATTTCAACCGAGATGGTGCAATGGCTACAGGATGGGTCAAATGGTATGAGAAATGGTACTATCTTGACTCAGAGGATGGGGACATGAAATCTGACTGTTTCATTAAATACAATGACGGTTGGTACTTACTACTCCCTGATGGTCGTATGGCTGATAAGCCTGAGTTCACTGTAGAGCCTGACGGCTTGATTACAACTAAATAATAGAAAGATTCAAAATTTAATTACACTTGACCACTGGCGCTTGCTGGCGGGGGTTTTTTTTTTTTTT